GCGGCCTATTCCAATACGGGCTTTTGCAACCTCCACATCGCGGCGGGTTTCCGCCAGGTTTGCGGAGCATGACATGATCGCAGCGGGAGCATTTGTAGGCGGTGATTTTTATGGTTGGCATGATTATTTTATTTCCCAGCCAGCAACATCATCGCTCCATAAAAACTTGTCCTCAGGAAAATCACTGTCCTCTCTGCGATTGAGGCGAATCTGTCCGCGTTTCCAATATTGGTTTATTCCGTCGTCACCTAAAAGCGTGAATCCCAATTTTTTAGCATTATCATTTTTGTTCAGCTCGGCGAGTAATTCATTTTTGGTCATCATTTTTTTATCCTCCGTTCCGCCCATCTATCCGATGAGCTTAGATATAGTGTACCCTATAACGTGCATACATGTCAATAGGTAAACTAATAAATCTTTTTGAGACGGTAAATTAAGAAATGAAATTATTTTTTGCTCTGTGTGGTTTAATCATCGCAATATATCTCTCCGGCCCCCATCTCTACACGCATCGAGTTGAGGTCTATCAGAGATTGACAGCTAGGATCCCGTGGGATCAGATTTATAGCGTCGGGAAATTCTTGGAGAGTGCGGGGCCTTGGATGGGGATTATGGTGGCAGTGATTATATTGTGGGGAGAGTGGAGATGAGTGATATGCCAATTTGGTATCTCAAATGCTATGAAGTTAATAGAATTAAAAGTTAGACCAGCATCTAAATAACAGAGGGGGAGCATCCGAAGTGTGGGGGTAGCACAACGAACTGCAAAATAAGCCATGAGCAGAAGTTTGAGCTGACTAGATTCAAACCGAAGTACGATTGTTATCGAGGGAAGCAGAGGAAGGATGCGTACCTGTGGAATTTTCTAAGACGGATAAAGTTGTGCATCACAACGAGACACGCGAGGAGAATAATGAATGAAGAGCGAAAAAATCATTAACGCATTGTTTAAGCAAAACCAATCATTGATGAAGATGATGGGTGGTTATGTAAATGGAAATGTTCCCAATAGAAAAGACGTTCCAATTGAGGAGGCTGGATTTTCTAGACGAGTCTACAATATCTTAGCGAACCAAAAGATTAAGTCTATCTCTCAACTCGAAGGAGTGGATAGAAGCGAAATCTTATGTTGGAGGAATTGCGGACGGTCGGCACTTTACGAGATCGAGAGAATTACTTTCAAATTCGGTGTTAAATTGGCTACGTGGAATTGAAATAAATTCAAATGTCCCAAATGTCCTTTCTTTCTATATTGACAAAATATGTATTCCGTGCAATAATCAATTGACAGTTTAAGTACCCCTCACACAGTAGTCCTCACCAAATCGCCCCGTCAAGGCAAAGTTCTCTAATTAATTTTTAGGGATGCTTTCGACGGGGCGTTCCTTTTTGGCTGGCAGAATATACGCGCACTAATTTGATTCATTCTTGTCCAGCCAAACAATTTTAGATGCCTAAACTTGTAGACGAATGGAATTACCAGAGTAGGAAGGATAAAAGCGATAAAGGAAAACGCGCTTCTAAACTTGAACGCGATATCCAAAGACTTCTTCTAACAGGTTATAGATTGTTGGGACACTCTAAGAACGTGTGTTACTTTACGACTCGGCAGATAGATTACTAAACAGATTTCAAGGCCAGTCTTTACTGGCAACATGGGGCAAGGTTGGTTGATATACCATCCTCTAAAGAGACGGGAAACCCAAGATAAAAACTAGGGACCGTTTTACAAGACATATCGTCATCAATGAAGATAAAAACTGAACCACATTATATTCGGCAATACTTGCCTAGCGGCGACTATAATCTGATTTCCAATTCCAAATGCAACTTTCTTAATCATGAAATTGTCAGGCGATTTAAGAGGGATAGAAAAAGGGTCGATGTAAGATTCTTTGAAATTGTTGGGATAGAGGTGTGTTCACGCTTGAACCTAGAAGCTATGCCGTTAAAAGAAGAAAAGAAAAGTTGCGCTAAAAGAAAAGAAGAGCAGTCCACTTTTAGCGGCTTTTGTGTTTGTGGACATGACGCGATTATCCATTGCGGAGATGATTGCGTTGGTTCCGAATCCCGTCATGTGAGATGCAAATGTAGCGGATTAATCAGCTTACTTGATGATTTATCGCGAGAATATTATGAGTTTTGCAGCATATTTTTAGAACCAACCAAATATAAAAACAATTATGCCATTTCAATTAGGTCATAAATTAGCGCCTGGTGGTAAATTCGGTAATAAAGGCGGCACAGGTCGTCCTCCTGAATGGCTCAGGTCTAAATGCCAATACATCGTTGACCGTGAACAGTTAGTTGAGTTTTTAGGTCGTGTTGCGAGTGGAGATGATGTTGACCAGGTTATCAATCAGAACGGTGAATGTCTGAAAGTTCCAGCGAGCGTGAAAGATCGAATCAAAGCGGTTGAGCTTTTACTTGACCGTGGGTTTGGCAAAGCGGCTGAAACAATCAAGGTTGGGTTTGACGATAAGTTGGCTGATAGATTGAAAGCGGCGAGAATTGAAATGCTCAAAGAGGCTTGAGTGAATCCTGAAACTGAAAACCAATTGATTAGATTGATGGGAAAAGTAGCTCGCGATCCGTATAAGTGGGCTATGGTTTCGTTTGAGTGGGGAACAGGTGATCTTGAAGATCATACTGGTCCAGAAGATTGGCAGAAAGAATTGCTCTGCAAAATTCGTGATGGATTGATGACGGCGAATGAAGCGATTTTAGCAGCTATTTCAAGCGGTCACGGTATTGGGAAGAGTAGCATCGTTGCATGGATCATTCTATGGAGTCTCAGCACATTTGAAGATACGAAAGTTGTGGTGACTGCAAATACCGAGACACAGTTGAAAACAAAGACTTGGGCTGAGTTAGCAAAGTGGTATCGCCTATTCATTGCAAAGCATTGGTTCACACTGACAGCCACCGCCTTGTATAGCGTATCTCCTGAACACGAAAAGACTTGGCGTGCAGACATGGTTCCATGGAGCGAAGAGAAGACAGAGAGTTTCGCCGGATTGCACAACAAGGGAAAGAGGATCGTCTTAATCTTCGACGAAGCTTCAGCTATTCCCGATAAGATATGGGAAGTTTCCGAGGGTGCATTGACGGACGAAGATACGGAAATACTTTGGTTCGTATTTGGAAACCCGACGAGAAACATTGGCAGATTCTTCGACTGTTTCAACAAGCTAAGACACCGATGGTTTACCCGCCACATAGATTCCCGCTCGGTCAAGATCACTAACAAAACTCAAATAAATAAATGGGTTGAAGATTATGGCGAGGCATCAGACTTTGTGAAGGTGCGCGTTAAAGGCGAGTTTCCGAACGCTTCAAGCAGTCAGTTCATTGCTGGCAACGTAGTGGACGAAGCGCGTGTGCGCGAGTTGACGCTTCCTCAATTCTCATTCGCTCCGAAGATTCTTACCATTGATCCGGCGTGGACGGGTGGTGACGAAACCGTCATTGGTTTGCGTCAAGGTTTGATGTTTAAAATCCTCGCTGTCTATCCTCGTAACGATGACGATTTCGTGATGGCGGGATACGTTGCGAACTTTCAAGATAAAGAAAAAGCTGAAGCCGTATTCATTGATTATGGATATGGAACGGGAATATATTCTGCTGGTAAGACGATGGGACGCAACTGGATTTTAGTTCAGTTCGGAAGCGAGTCTACTACTGAAGGCTACAAAAACAAACGCGCGGAAATGTGGGGATTGATGAAAGAGTGGCTGGCTAACGGTGGCGCGATTCCCAACGATCCTGTGTTAGCTGCTGATTTGATTGGCCCCGAATACCATTTTGATTTGAGGACTTCAAAGATCATCTTAGAAAGCAAAGAGGACATGAAGAAACGCGGGCTAGCGTCACCTAACCGAGCCGACGCTTTAGCTCTAAGTTTTGCGCAGCCTGTGTTAAAGAATGAAGGCGCGAGGGGCTACGTTCATCCTCGGTTTAAACAAGCCATAGGGAGGTAATGATGCAAACGGTGAAGTGTGAAAGTACGAAACTTAAAATCTGTTTCAACGATAAATTAACTCTCGCTCATCTCATCCATGAGCTAGAGCAAAAGTTTTCGATTCAGCTATTCGATGACAAGGACGACAAGTCCGAGGACATCTTAATTGTGGGGAAAAAGAAATGATTATCAAATATCCCGTCAGATACGACGACGTAAATTTAACGATCAACGACGCAACAGGCCGAGTGATTGCGTTGATAGGATGGCCGAGGCTAACGATTCCGGTGGAAGAGATGAAGGAGCGTGGAACATTGATTGCGGAAGCCGTTAACACTTATGACACCACGAAGAAGATGCTTGAAAGCAACGATTCAGAATCTAATTCTAATGAGCCGGAGAAGGAGGATGAGCCGAAGAAGGAAAAGAAGAAACCAGGCCGTCCTAAAAAATCATGAAGAAGGATATGGTGTTTGAAGCCTTGAAATTCAAGAAGAAAAAGAAATCTAGTTTCCGTGTGAAGAACGAAGTGGAGGACATGATTAATATTCCTTCGAGCAAAAAATTTAAAGGGAAATATCAAGAATGATTGAAGTCTACCAGGATAAAGGTTTTACATTCATCAGCAAGGATGGATTGACTCAAAGCATGATCCCTTCTCCTAGCGGCGGTTATTGGGAGAAGATGATTCCTGACGATTTCATTCCTCAGACTGTGCTGATCTTAGGGTTAGGCGCGGGAACGATTGTAAATATCTTAAAAGAGAAGTTTCCTGAGATTCATATTACTGCAGTCGATAACAACAAGGAAATGATCTCGCTTTCAAATGTCTACTCTCTCGTGAATCTTACCCTTGAAAGAGACGCTTTCGATTACATGGAAGAATGTTCGGATCAATTCTCGCTCATCATCGTCGACCTCTTCGACGGCATGAAGTTCGACATGAAAGTGATTACCGACTTATTTCTGAACGATTGCAAGCGGTGTTTAAAACCTGGCGGTTATCTTGTGGTGAACGTGCCGAACCTTTCCCAATGCGAGCTTAATTTCCACGAAGCCAAACGGAACGATGTGCAAAATATCTATTTCTTTAGAGCGAGCGTGTGATGGAACAAGACGATCTTAGATTACTTTTAGAATCGACGAGTGAAGACAATAAAGACAAGGGAGCGAAAGATTCTATTCCATCTCCTGATACCAACGATGTCGATGTGGACGAAGAGGATTTAGGGAAATATCTTGTTACTCAATTGAAAAACGATGTCGCTGACAAAGAGGGGATGGGCTGGCAAGAGAAACGCGAATACGATATCAAAGCGTACGATGGGATCAAAGATATGTGGCTATCAACGTATCCGTGGCCCAACGCGAGCAATTACCCCGTTCCCATTACTCCGATTCAAGTAGATACAGGCGTTGCGGTTTTAGATGAACGGATGTGGCGTGACAAGAATCGGGCGTGCGTGGTTGCAGGCGTTGGTGACGAGGATATCCGTAACGCGAAGTCTCTTGAATCAATTCTCTCATGGCAGATCATCAACGATATTGTGCGGATGAAACAGGAATGGAAAGCTCATATCAGACAAGCTCTCAAGATGGGGACAAGTTATTTCAAAGTCTTTCGCACGGTGAAAGACGGTTTCAAGCTTGCGGTAGAAACGATTCCGATTGAACGAATTTATCTTCCTGTAGACGCTAAGAGTCCAGACAAAGACGATACCGACCATGTGACGCAAGCGATCCCTTTATCTGCGAACGATTTGATTCAGCGCGTGGGTTGGGGCGTTTACAAGAACTTGGACCAGATCGGTAAAGGTTGGGGGGTGGGTGGCGCGGTGACGCCTGAGCGATTGGCTTATATCCGTCAAGAATCCACGGGTATAGATATCGTCACTAAAGTGATCCGTGATAATTGGTGGATCAACGAAACTTATTTGACCTACTATCCGCGTACTGCAAGCGGTCCTGGTGGCCCGATGTCGAACTTCATGGACCCACAAGAGTTAATCGTATGGTGGGCTCCTAACACGGGCAAGATATGCCGGAAGATCAAGAACACGGAAGGTTTGCGTCCATTCTCAGACCTCTCGTTCTATCGTAACGATGGCATGGCGTTTGGTAAATCGTTGCCTGAGAAGATCCGGCATATCCAGGAGAAGGCGAACTACATTGATAAGCAAGTGACTGACGCGGGAGATAAGGCCATGAGTCCCGCTGGATTCTACGATAACGCAAACGGGTTTGATCCTCAACTCTCAATGAGGGCTCCTACAGGAATGTACCCCACAAAGAACGCGGCTTCGATCACTTGGGAGCAGATCAATATCGCGCCATTACTTGAACGTAAGAGCGAGATCAAAGAACTCTTTCTACAAGCTGAAAGGGTGACGGGATTCTCAGATTTACAGCAAGGGGTTAGCACAGGCTCAACTCCTACTCTCGGCCAAGATCAGTTGCGAGCCGTGGCAACGAACGTTAGGAATAACGATGTGATTGGTGAGATGAATTACAGTTACAACAACACCGTGAACCTGATTTATAAGTACGACGATTTGTATATGCCGAGAGAGACGAAGGTTAAAGTTCTCGGAACGCAAGAATTTTATTCGATTGACCAGCTTTTCAAGAATCAGAAACAGGCGCAAGGCCAACCGAGCGAAGGTCTAAAACTTCAAGGAAATTTTGATTTCTCTATCGCTAACAAGAGCGTGGAAGAAGACGATAAAGACAAGAACGCTCGTTACTCATTTGCTGATGTGATTTTAGCGGACCCTCTCTTTGGTCAAGATATTGGAAACCGTTACCGAGCTTTAGACATGAAAGCCGTCTCTGCAAATATCCGAGACTTGGGCGAGATCGTGAAGAAACCGAAAGAGGCGTACATCCTTTCTCCTCAAGAAATCATCGACCGTATTATGAGCGGTGACAAAGATGTTCAGCCGAGCGTTTATATTGATCCGGCAGAGTACGAAACAGGTATACGCTTATTTATGCGTACTGGAAACTTTAGAGAGTCAGAACTGGAAATCAAAGTGGAATTTGAGAAGTTTCTACTACTTGTTATTGCGGTTAGAAAAGGTAAAGAAGCTGCGTTTGCTAACTATGCCGAGCAGACTAGACCCGTTGTCGTGGCTCCTGAATCTGGACAGAACGGTAAAGCCCCTGCGGTGGCTTAAATGAACCCCACTAATTGGAATGTTGAGCAAGAACGGCACGAACTCAAAACCGCGCGGTATCGCAACCTCTTACAAGTCTATGAATGGCAAGAATTTGTGAAAGACATGAAAGCAGAGATTGAAACTCACAAGAATCTAGCGATCAGCTTCACTCAACAAAATAAGATTGAAGACGCGAAGAAACAATCGTTTATCGTGATGGGAATTGAGGAAGCGATATCTAGACCGCAAGACGTAATTTCCTATCATGAAAATACGTTTCAAAAGATGTACCGCCATATCTGCGGATCGTGTGGGAACTTTATACGGTGGGCGAACAAAAGTGAGGTAACGAAATAAACGAAATAACTATTTAAGTTTCATCCCCTAAAAAGCCCCGTCAGGCAAGTTAACTCTTCCAACAATTTTGTGGAGAGTTCCTGACGGGGTTTTCCATTCGATGGCGGGATTTAATCCCCCGATTTGCCCGCCATCGACCAATTTTTAGAGCTTTCAAGCTCTGAAATAGATGGACCAGGAGGATGAAACCCAATGCCAGATACGACAGTCACAGGCGCGAAAGAAATGGAATCGCCCGCCATTAAATCGGATGAAAACCCCTCGCGTGGGGGCGATCACGCGCAAAAAACATCCGAGCAACTACTGTCAGAGTACAAGGCCGAAAACCAACGGAAAGCCGAAGAAAATAAGGTTCTTAAAAGCGAAATGCAAGAGATGAAGTCTACGTTAGCTGAACTGAAAGAAAAAGCGGAAGCCGGAGAACTTTCTAAACGCGATGAAGGCCGGATGGAAAATCTTGAAGACGAAATCAAGGATGCGGCCAAGAAGTTGCGCGGACAGAAAGAAACCCAGCCCTGGATTGAAATTGCGAGAGAAGAAATGACGGTATCTCAAGCTCAGTTCCAGATCGAGTTAGGCAACGAGTATATCGAGGACAAAGCCTCGGATCTCGGAATTGAGCCTAAAGATTTGGCTAAAGAGATTGCCGTTTACGCGTTCAAGTACCAGGACAAGCGTCCGGCTCGAAGGAATGAGCTTGCTTTCAGGGATTGGAAGAACGCAACAGCTAAACAGAAAGAACTCGAAGCGAAAGAAACCGCGATTAAAGAGCGTGACGCGAAAGATGCGTCGTTCCGTGAAGGTAGAGGCCGAAATCCGAGGCAAGCAGATAAAAACCAATCGTTTCAAGACGCTAATAAAGACGGTCGTCTGGACATATTGAGAGACTTGATTGGATAAACGGGTTTCATACTTCCAAACCTTAAATGGGGAGGAAATTTAGATGGCTGACGTTCACGTAAATATAGAGCAACAGGGCAGAATCCGCGAACAGGTAATTAACACCATTACCAACATTTCACCTACCGAACGGCCTTTCTTGGCTGCGGTTGGCAGAATGGACGCGACGAACACGAAAGTGGAATGGACGAAGGATACTTTAGCGGCGGCCTCTGCGGTCAACAAGGAAGCTCATGGTTTTACCGTGACTTTCGCGGCTGCTGACTGGACGGCTCGCACTCAAGCTTTTAACCAATGCCAACTGCTCAAGAAACAAGTTTCCGTTGACTTGTCTCATGAAGCCGTGGATAAGGTTGGGATTGGTCGCGGGTTGATGGGCGAACTGGAAAATCAGAAAAAGAACAAGCTCGACGAACTCACCAATGATATCGAAGCAACGCTTGTTTCTTCTAACGCCGCTGTGGCTCCGCTTCCTAACACGGGAACTGCGGGTCAATCGGCTGGCGCACAAACCTTCCTCACTCAAAACGTGGTGGCTTGCGGTTCCGGCGAATATCCCGAAGTGACCTTGCGTCAAGATTATTATGACGACCTGGCTTCTAAGTGTTTGAAGCAGGGCGGCTATCCTCTGGACGTGTTCTGCGGTATTCAGGCGAAACGCGCTGTTGCGGGTTGGGTGGATCAAGTGAACCGCCCTATCTCCGATTCCGGCAAAAAGTTGACGAACGTCATTAACCAGTATGAGACCGTGGTGGGTGTTCAGGATATCCATTACGATCGGTTCCTCGTTGATAGCGATGGCAAATACTCAGTCCTTTTGATGATCGAAGCTGGGCGTTTTAAAACCGCTTGGCTGCGTGAACCGAAATGGAAATGGGTTTCTGGACCTGAAACCGTTCAGGGTGATTTCTTTGGCGGGTACTATGCCACGGAATTGACTTTGGTGGCTATGGCTCCTGAATCTTCCGGCAAGATGACCGGACTCGGTTACACCCTGTAAGGAGGAAAAATAACATGAAAACCATGAAAATTCTTGTTGTTTCGGCCTTCTTGGGCTTGGTGGGTTTGGTTGGAATGGTGAAAGCTGACGGTTATTTCACCACGACTTCCACGGGTGTGTTTATCACGACCGGAACCAACATTGAGATTACATCAATTCAAATTGGGTCTGGCTCTGCGAACGCAGGCGGCGCGGTATGGGCTGTGTTGGTGGACACTGTTCCGCTCTCGTCCATTGCGAGCGGCGCGGGTAACTTGCTGATTGGCGAGACGTTTAGTTTGGCTCGGTTTCCTGTAAGCCAATACTTAATTCCTCCGCTGATCGCTTACACTACCAACACAATCTCAATGCCTGTGACGGCCTTGAACTTCACTGATGCTAGTGGTTCAGGTCGCGGTGTTGAGAAGGGGTTAGCCTTGTTCATTGTGAACAACAACTCGAACGGTTCTAACCCTGGCGTGGTGGTAACGGTGGGCTACAAAAAGAAATCTGGCGGCTTCTTCAAGCGGTAAATAGTTTGTTCTTGGGCTGGGGGAGTTAATAGCTCTCCCAGCCGGGAACCTCTAAAAAACCATGATAACTCTAATCGCTAAAAAAGACTTGGTAGATGACCGTTACCTTCGGATTTGCGACACCAAAGAAGTGCGTGATGTGGTCAGGGATTGCAAAGATAAACGCCTTTCAAATGGCAAGGCTCTCTCGAAAGATAAAGGCGTGGGTGCAATGGCTGATATTCCGGCGACAATTTACTGGAACCCAGCTTTCAAGCACATCTTTAGAAATCCTGACCCCATAGAACGCATGAAACTCACGCGCAAATTCTTAGAAGAGCGATCCGCATTTAAGACGACGACCAGACGGCTAATTTAGGGGAGGTGATGACCTTGAGGAAATTGTTATTTGTTGCGGTGTTGATGGTGATGGGAATTGTTTCACGTGGGGCGGCTGATATTTGGGAAAACTCTTATTCAACCGTTGTAGCTACTTATCAAAATGGTGTAAAGATCACAACTGGAAACATCAGCGTGGACCTGATTGATGTGATGTCGGCAGGATCAGCGGATTCCGTTATTTCTATCTATGATACGGCTCTTTCGACCTTAACGCCTGGGATCAAGAAATACGAAGGCTGGCAAGGATCGAGCGCAAGGGTTATTCCTGTAGGTCTCGACCTTTCGACCGGAATGTATATATCCAACCTCGGGACCACTCCCGCGATTGTGAGGTTTAAGATCAGGCAAAAAAGTCGGTACTAAGCCGATGCTTTTTGGAAATGCGATATCGGAACTGGCGTTTCTCGTCAACAAGAAACGGGATGATACTGACGTTGAAGGCAAACTAAAATTTGCCGTCAATGCGGCAAAGATCATCGTTTCAAAATCCTACCATTGGAAAGAATTGAAATCATACGGCGAGTTGGTTTTGATTCCAAACCATACGAGCGGAACCGTTTCAATCACTCTGGATTCTAGGACGGTGAACGGTTCAGGAACCGATTGGACTTCTGCTATGGTTGGCCGATTCTTCCAACACTCGCAAACGAGCGCGTACTATCGGATCATCAACGTCGTTTCAGCTACCCAATTGATCCTTCAAAGCCCGATTGTGGAAGCGACGGCTTCCGCACTCACCTACCTGATCCGTAAACGGTTTTACCGCGTGAACTCGGATATCCGGCTAGTCCTACCTGACGAAAAGTCCGACGCTATGGAAGTTCCATTTACGATTGAAGGCTACGACCTAAACGATACCGATTATTCGGCTGGAACAGTTTCGGTGACGGCTGATTCAAATATTTTAACGGGTGTTGGAACCTCTTTTCTAGATAACGTCCATCCTGGCGATCTCATCAATTTACAGTCTTACAAATACACCGTTAGAACGGTGGACTCTGACACCCAAATCACCATGAACAACCGAGCTATGGAAACATTCCCTGGTGGAGCTTATTTCATTAAGTCCGAATCTCCGATTCAAGCTGAAATCTTCACGGCTCCCAGTCAAAAAGCGGTTCAACCTTTCTTCTATATCCGCCACCTTTACGATATGGTCCATGACAACGATTCTAACGAGTTATCGAACAAATTTGACCGTACCTTCATGGATTGGGCTAAGGCTGAATTTGAAAGAAGCGTCAATGCTCCTGGCTGGCAAGCGAACATTTTAATGGCTCAAGGAAGGCTCAACACTTTGAAGCAGAACGCGGATCTCGTGTGGTATCCCTACCGCACGTTCCCGCCTAGGGTGTTGGCTGGAAACGGGAGAGGACAATGACAACCGCTGAATATAAGAAGCTGATCGACTCCCAACGCGGGAAAGATATCTCAAAGTTCTCGGACTCTGATTTAAAGACCAGACTTGACGCATTAGGCGGTCTTTCTAAACAGAAAGCGCAATTTGATCCCTTAGCTCTCAAGAACGAAATCAGCGGGATATTGGTTAAAAACGGGATTCCTCCTAAAATTGCGGATCAGTACTCGGCGCAGATGGGGAATTTCTACGCTCAAACGGGAACGCTAAAGACGGGGTTGGCGGATTTAGGCGGTTATGGTGGCGGCGATGACATTCCGAAGACCATTAAAGACATTCGTCGCGCCGACAGCTTAATAGACCCTCTCCTTCAAAAATTAAACGACAAGATCAGCGGTGGCGGGTTCAATTCTGAACTTCCCGACTATGAGCAAGACCTATCCTCGACCCAAAACCTCTACGATCAAAGATTGTTTAAGACGGAACAGGAGGCGCAGCTTAATGAATTTCTTGGAAATACGCCTCAAGCTCTGGAAACCGAAAGAAACCGTTTTTCTGAAAGCCAAAAAAATCGCGCTCAAGATTATATTCAGCAAGTCTATGCGCCCCAAGCGGCGGCGGCGTTGAATGGTCGCGGTTTACTTGATACCGAATCCGAGCTAGGCTGGTTAATCGGATCTCAGTATGCGGCGGCTCAAGGACAAATTGAAGCCGAAAAGCTCGCGCAACAGCAAGCCGATATCCAATTTTTCGCGGATATGTCGTACAAGACCACCTACCAGAACTTGATTCAGCAAGGGGCAGACATTAGTGGTCAGTTGGCGGGAGAGCAAGCTGCTATCGGTCAACGTCAACAGCAAAGATTCCAAACTAGCCAGAACAATATTGATAACCGACTCAATAACGACATCTTAGCCCAACAGGGCCAAAACAAAGTTTTGCAATCTCAAAATCAAGCAGATCAGAAAAGTAAGGCGGTAAAAGACCAGTTTGCTTACAACCTAGCTAAAACCACAGTAATCGCCGGAGGGACAGCGTTAGGTGCGGTCTATGGTGGGCCTGTTGGTGCTGCGGTCGCTAACCAAACATTAAGCTCCGCCATTCCTTCGGAGGTCAACTAATGAGCGAATACACAGACGCATTAAAAGCAAGCCAAAAGAAAGTAACCGACTTACTAGCGGTTCAAGGTCAAGCCATTGGGCCTGGACTAGCGAAATCCGAAGACATGATCCAGATGGGCCGACCCGCCTTCCAGTCCGGCGCTCAGGATATCCTTGGAAACATCGGCGCACAGTATGGGCTATCGCCTTCCATCGTTCAAGCTGGCACTCAAGCGCAAAGCCAAGGGTTAAAGGCCGTAGATCGTACAAACCAGGAAGCTCAAGACCGTGCGCGTATGGCTCAAAAGCAGAGGATTCAGAATCTAAGCTACAACACCCTCTTTGACAGTTTCGTGAACTCTGGACAAGACCTGAACAATGCAAGTGCCAACGCCCGTCAGATTGCTTTAAATCAGCAATCGCAAGACCATCAGGCTATATCCAACGATATCGCACGAATGAACTTGATTGACCGAAACAATATCAGCCGATCGTATGCGGCTCAATCGGATAGATTCTCGCAAAACACCTCCGACCCTTACGAGCAAGCCGTCATTGCGTCATTGATCGGGGTAGGTGTTCAGGCTCCGCTGGCGTATGGGCTCCATAAATCGAACCAACCGAAAGCTCCTGTGACCGTTCAAGCTCCCGTTGCGGGTCAAGGCGGGAACGCGGAATCTGTTTACGATGCTTATTACAAACCGAAATCGAAATTTGCAGGGATGGGAGAATAACGATGGCAAACGACAATATTTTAGCTGGGGCAGCTGGGGGCTTGCAAGGGATAAATGATCTCTTAGGCCAGTACATGAATTATCAGTACCAGAGGAAGGGGAAGCAACAGGATTTGATGGACGAAATGGCTCTCTATCTGCAAAAGCTGGATGCTCAGAGGAAGGGGAAGCAACAGGATTTGATGGACGAAATGGCTCTCTATCCGCAAAAGCTGGATGCTCAAAGGCAATCTGATTTATTGTCGAGACAGGGACAGGCTGATATCGACTTGAGAAAAGAGCAGACCATGCTACCGCTTAAAGAGGCTTCCGATATTCGCGTGGCTAACGCGAAACCCGTTGTCCCGACCTACATCATGGGTCCGGACGGAGAAATTACGGGGAACGTGAACGGTAAAATTTCACGAACTCCCGTCATTAAGCAAACGCCGGAACAAAAGAAGATGGAAGAACGGAAAAAGCTCGAAGTTCCTGGGTTTAATCTGAGCGATGATATTACGCCACTTCCGAGGGAAGCGGATAAGATTCGCGAAGCTATGGGCCGATTGGACAACTTTGAACAAGGCGTCAATGACATGAAAGCTTTAGTTGATAAGCATGGTTCCTTTGAATATTTCGGAGAAAGTGGGGCTGCAATGAACTCTTTAGCAACAGATTTACAGCTTGAAGCCAAAGAACTCAAAAACCTGGGCGTTTTGAATGGTCCCGATCTGGGACTAATTCAAAAGATGATCGCTGATCCTGGCTCTCTTAAATCCATGTTTACGCGAGACAAATCTAGACAGTCCGAACTTTCTACGACCTTAAAACAGATCAAACGGAACGTGGCGACTCAGTTGAGTTCAAAAGGCTACTCAAAAACTCCGACTACTGGCGGCGCAAGCGCCCCTGCTGTCGGCGGTTTGTTTAACGGGCAGAAAGTTTTGAAGGTGGAGAGAATCGACTAATGGCAAAGTACAAAGTCACGACCGATCAAGGTTCTTACATGGTTGAAACCGAGGATGCCTCATCTCCGGCCTCGGCTCCTAATTATCCGATAGTGAAATCTGCGGCAGCTGGTGCCACTCAAGGCGCGTTGATGGGGTGGGCCGATGAAGGCGCGGGACTGATTGCGGGAACGGGTCGGGACTTGATGGCTGGAAAACTCCCGACCGTTGACAGCTACGCAAGAGCGCGGGACGTTTTTAGAGAGAAATATGATCGGGCCGAACAAGCAAACCCTAAAAGTTATATGGCTGGCGAAATTGGTGGCGCAATGGCTACCTCCTTCGCTCCTGGTATGCAAGGCGTGACATTGCCGAAACTGGCGGTATTGGGCGGGATTCAGGGATTGGGGAACTCTAAAGCAGATTTAACAAAAGGTGAATTTACGAGCACGGCGGTTAATACTGGAATTGGCGCGTTATCAGGATCAATTCTTGGAAAAATAACCCCTCCTGTTTTGAAGAAAGGCGTGGAAGGCGCGAAATATTTAGGAAAGAAGGTTTTCGGTTCCGTTCTCGGACCTTCGGAAGAAGCGATCACGGCCTATCTTAAAAATCCTGCGGCAATCAAGAAAGCTTCCATGGAAGGACTCGCGGAAGAGATGCCGGAAGTGGCGAATAAGTTTAAAAAGATTATCGGGAAAGGATCGGCGAAAGCGAAGGAACTCCTTTCAACTTCCCGTTATTTGAAAGCAGGACCAACCGATAAGGGCGGGGCTTTAACAAAAGATGAGATTTTCGACATCGTAAAAAGTGCCCGTCGGAAGCTGGGCGGTGTTTACACGGACGAAAGCAAAGTCGCGGCGGGTGCGATTGGTCGGATTTCCGAGAACTTAAAGAAGATCAAAAATACTGTCAGCCAAAAGCAATTGAGCGATTTGATTGACGATTTGGACGAAGAAATCAACTGGAAAAAGGTGATTGAATCGCCCGAATTGATGACGGCCACAGACAAGGCTTTGGTAAACCTTCGCACAGGTTTTGACGGTGCATTAAAGAAGGTCAACAAGGCTTACGGTAAAGCCATGAAACCAGTTGAGGAAGCGATTGAATCAAGGAACGAATTTACCCGCAAGTTTTCGATCAAACGGATCAAGGGTGGGGAATATGTGCCTACTGATACGACTTATTCCAGAACCAACACAGCTTTAAGGGAAGGCAAGTTAGAAACCGACCGAGTGATGGAAAACGTGAAGAAGATTACAGGCGTTGATATCGGCCCGAAGGTTAAAAATGCGAAGTACGCGCAAGAGTTTACGGGTGGAAAGACAAACGGATCTCGGAACGTGAACACGGGCGCGGTTTTGGGAACTGGTATCGGCGGGGCTTTAGGTGGGGCGGTTGGCTTTCCTGTGCCTGGGGCAATGATGGGAGCCGGACTTGGTGCTACCGCTGGTTCCTACATCGACCGCAAAGGCGGGGAAGTAGCAGCCGACCTTCTTGATAAGTATATCGGAAGCAAACAAGTCATGGGATCGGTTGGCAACAAAATAGCCACCGCTATTCCGACCATCTTAAAAGTTAACCCTAAAGCGTTAGGACGGTTCGCGCCTCAACTTGCACAAGCCGCGAAACTCGGAGCGCAACAGGTGGCCTTGCAACATTGGCTTTTGATGGACAGCGATCCGGAATATCAGCAGATTGTGGATGGGTTGGAAGGTGGGAATTGGGATCGGAAGCAAAAGGACAAAAATTCGCCCGTCGATTACATACCTAAATAAAGAACTGTAAAAAAATAAACGTGAGGACTGAACCTACAACCATGTGGACCGTTAAATGGATCAAGAATTGCCAAAAGGGGATTTCAGTCTGTTTTCCCCGGAATAAGGACGCTCCCATGGTTAGGGCGGCTAACTTTACGAAGGCGAAAAGCATCCTTAAATTATACCTTTTTGCCCTTGTCCTGGGGGGGTCTAATTGGGCCTTCGCCGCAGGTGACGTTACAACCCCCATCAATTTCGGCGGTGGGGTAGATTACTCGAAACCCTGTACCGATATTGCCGACAACGCGGCCTGTGACGCTCAAAACATGATCGGAGACTTACAAGGAGCGGCTTCTAAGCGGTATGGAGGCGAACGGTTTATCGCTCAAGCGATCTCGTCTCATCCGATCAATTCCCAATTTTGGCTATCCATCGACCAGGGCACGGTAGCTTATAAAGCACTCATTGCGACCACCTGGGACCGCATTTATAAAAGTACGGGCGGTGTATTGCCTCAATGGACGCTCCTTAAGAAGAACCTGGTGGGATGGGACCAGCATTTCAGCTTTGCGGTGGCGCGTGGAAAGCTCATTATGACGGGCGATCAACTGACAGACCCGCCCTATTCTTACGATATCGTCAGAGATTCATTCACGGAACTGGTGACGGTTTACGCGGGTTCAGACTCTTTCAGGCTACGCGCAAAGTATGTCATTGCGGCTAACAACCAGGTGATTTTTGGCAACGTCTTAGATGTAAGCGATTTAAATGGAAACACGACCTACTACGGCAGCCGGATTTTCTACTCCTTTCTTAACCAAATTTCTTCTTACACGCTGAACCATCAGATCAATATCCGAAGCGAAGATGGGGAATCATTGACCGGAATGACCTACTCCAACGGCAAGATTTACGCTTACAAGGATTCAGGCGTTTCGGAGATTTCCTATTCAAACGCTTTGCAGGCTACGTTTGAGGGCGGGAATATCGCGGTTCAGACCATTGTTAACGGTTTCGGATGTATCGCGCCTCGGAGCCTTCAAAATATCGGTCAATACGACGCCTTCCTTAGTAAGGGGGGGTTGATCTTCTGGGATCGGAACCAAAGGAACAGCCTGGACCTCGTTGAAACCTTGAAACCCTTCTCAACCAATATCCGAACCGTGATTGAGAGTATCGTGAAGAATAACACCTACCAGAACGCCCATTTGACCTATTACCCGAAAAAGCAGTGGCTTGTCTTTGGCTATGAAGACCCTTTCAAGTTCCCGCAAGGACGTTCTAACTCGGTTTCGGTTTACGACATTAGAACAGGCCAATGGTGGCCTTTTAGCGGCTGGCTGGCTGAATCCTTTGTGGCGCGTGACGCGAAAGGGGATGATGGGGTACTGCTTTACGGAGATTCGATTGACGGCTACGTCTATCAGGCCGACCTCGAAACCCGCATAGACGATGCAAGGAAAGAGTTGGTTATCGACAACATGGAAAGTATGGCGAACTGGACCGGAGGGACGATTGATAACTCTCGCGTGGTGGAGGGAACAGCTTCAATCAAACTCACCATGAGCGCACTTAACAACTTCTCAACTTCTACCACGAGACAAGGGATGATCTCGCTTGGAGAATGGGCTGATAAGTCTAAATCCTCAACAGACGACAAAATAGCCTTCAAAATGCACATTTCTAGCCATGCAAACGTCAAATATTTGCGGATCGACCTTCAAGTAGGCGTAACGGTGCAAGCCTTTGACCAGTTCACCACGAGCGTCACCATCAGTTCCGCTGATTTCGTGGCTTCAAGTGGATCTTGGGCTTTTGTGGAGGTTCCCATCTCCTCTTTCCCGATCCCTTCAAGCTGGACCGACGCGACGCTTCAAGAATCCCCTTTTGCGGCCAATATTACCTATTACGGCCTGCGTTTTGTTTCCTCTGCAACCAACACGACCGAGATCAATATTGACGATGTAAGACTTGTTCAAAGTGCGGAAAACCCCATTGAATCTTACTTTTTAACGAAACAGTTCAATTTGGGACAGGTGAATAACAAGGATTACAGGCAAGTAATTTTGACTAGAGATAAGACGGCAGACTCCTCATTTTCCATTGATGTGTTTACCAATTTCGGAGATTTCGCAAATAAGCTGAACGTGAACGCGAAGATACCGAAAGAAATCTTTGTTCTGGGGTACAAAGGGACGAACGGAATCACGCGCCTGAACAGCTTCGATTTCTCCGTTATCAATTCGACCCGCTATCCGACAGGCAATATCAGGGATTACATGACGGCAGAGGCAGACGCGAAATATATCTACGCTTTCGACAAGGTGCGATACTCACTCAACAAGCTCGACCGTTCCAGCATGAGCGTTATTGTTTCAAGTTTCGGAAGCTTGGGAACGGGTACGACCAACTTTGAAACGGCAAGTGAAATGACGCTTGTAGGAACGCCTCTTAACTCCATTTTTATTACAGACCCGTTTAATCATCGGATTGTTCAGCTTAAACGCGACGGCCTCAAATACGTCAACTCTTACGGTGAATTGGGTAATGGCACAACGAACCTGATTACCCCTTGCGGCATTACCGCCGACCTCACCAATATCTGGATCGCGGACGACGACGGATTTAGGATCGTGAAACTCAATATCTCTACATACGGTTTTGTCTCGGAAAAAGATATCGACTCTAACACTTTTTCAGACATGGTTTTAAGGAACGATGCGCGTTATCTCTATGCGGCCTATAACAAGGTGACAGATAACCCCCTCTTTCAAGATGTGATTTTAGAGAAGCGGAATAAAGGGGATATGTCTTTGATTCAGCGTAAAATCTTACGCCCCCGCAATGTCTTGACTAAAAGCACATACACCTTAAGCGGAGATTTCGCGTTGCTCGGGCCTTATATTTTCATCGGTTTCACGAAAGACGTTGCCACAACGGGAACCTACTATGTCCAAAAGCTCCTCAAATCCAACTTCGATATCATCGACGAATATACGACTACTGGAACCCAGTTTAGCGTGGTGGGGGATGGGGAAGCCTACCTCCCCTCCATCGAACAGGAAAAGATCAACCTCAATTCGAGGGATGGAACGTACTTACAACTCAAATATTACGACTACACCAGAGCCAACACTTTTAAGCTGTTCAACTACGCTTTTGCCTTAGACGTTAAACCCTACGAGGAGTGAATGACATGAAAAAATATCTTGCCGGACTCATCCTAATTTTAGCTTTGCCTTCCTTCTCCTGGTCTGGTGCTTACACTCTTTTGCGTGACGCAAGTACGCTGAACCGTGGGACGCTTCCTAATGAGAGGCTTGATCCTTCAAGCGTGACGCTCGTGGGACCCAATGTTTCTGCCATAACCTCGACTCAGACATTCAGCGGTTTAAACACGTTTAGCCGACTGGTGACTTTCAGTTCCAGCATATTGGTTGCGGGAGACTTAGTGCGTATCACTCAATCCAGCGTCACGGCAACCATTATCGGCACGCCATCTTCTCCTGCCGCCATATTAAACACGACTCAGACTTTTAGCGGGAAAAACACAATCATAGGTCAAAGCTCAGTCACGGCACAAATCTATATTTCTAGCTCTATGGTTTTTCAAGAAACCGCGTCCCTGGGAGCCGAAGGAGGAAAATCCGTAAAGCTTAAGATTGTCGCTAGGGATTCGCTCGCCACAGAAACAGCCCTGGCTATTCGACAGTTTAACGCTGGATTTTTTGGGTTTGGTTTTGATTTCGGGATTTCAGATACGAATGGAGATATGTACATCGACGGAGTACAGGCTGGCATTTCTTCCGGCCCTATCGTTACGTTTTCTAACCGCAATGTCAGCCGATATATGGGAGTTGGACTGTTTGATAAAACCGTGGTCCCGGCGGCGGGTGTCCACGTTAAAAAAGGGAACGATACTCTACCGGTCCTCCGGCTCGATATTGACGTGGCGCAAGCGTTTTTAGTCTCCACTCATACGTTCATTGATTTCCGTTCTCAAACAGGGTCGGAAGGCTCGATTGCAGGGACCGGGGCGGCTGGCGTGATTGCTTACAACACGTTCACGGGATCGCACTTCACTCAGATTGATGATAAATCGCAGATGAATATCCTATACCTCGTGGAAGGAACTGGCGAAAAGTTAACGCCATTCTCTGATAAGAGCGTCCAGAGGGAAGTGACAGATGAAGAAAAAAAGAATGGATATAAAGGTAAGGGAACGAAGCAGGGTGAAAATATAGTTGAAATGATGAAATCCGAAGCTTCCCCTAAACCTCAACTGACAAAATCTCGACTTTGCACAACGCGGAAATCTCCTGCAGCCTGGGGTTTTTGGCTTGGAACAGATTCTGAATCCAGAGATATGATCGCTTCGATTGGTACAGGGTTCGCTTTTGTCGCTAACAAGGGCGCAAATATCGCCATTGGCGATTATCTCATGTCCTCTGACGTTGCGGGTCACGTTGAAAAGCAGGACGACGATTTACAGCACAATTATTCAGTAGCCAAAGCAAGGGTAGCCATTATCTGGAATCCAGGAGAAACTTTTAGGAAGATTGCGGTGACGTACCACGGCGGTTAATCTATGAAAAAAAGCGAGGTGATAAAGGTGAAGAAAGTTCTAGCAGTCCTGTCATTATTCTTAGGTGTGGCGGTGAATGCGTACTCGGTGGATCAGGTGTGTATCAATGGTGGCGGTTGTGCGGATGGAGTGGATCAGGTTATTTCACAATCTACGCCTGTTTTTACCGCCATTGCGTTTGTAGATGGCACGACCCAGACCACAAAAGCGACAGGTAGCGGTGGAGGGTCGGCTACGGCTTTACTTAAATTCTCGGCCGGGACTGGCTCTCCCTACACCACGATATCGTCGATGACGATTGTTTCGCCTATCAATGGACCACTGGTTAACATCGGGGCAAGTTCCGCGACCGTCGATCTCTCCTCTGTCGCAATGACCCTCGCAACGCAGACCTTTAGCGGCGGCCTCACTCTCACCAACCCCACGACCATACAAACAAGTCTTCAATCGCCGAGCCTTAGAATATTATCCGCAAATGCGTATCCGATACCTTTGCTTATTGGAAACAGTGTCGCTGGCACTTTAACAGGCATCGGATTTCAAAATGGATCAATCAGCACGAATGCGTATATTGGATATAGCGGGAATACAGAAACTATGTTTTTTAGTGTAAAAGGTAACGCCGGGAAGCCTACCGATTGGTTGACCTATGTCGCAACCGCAAGCGGCGGTGTTGGTATTAATAATATTTCCCCGAAAGCAGTTCTTCATGTTTCTTCGGGACCAGGAACGACTCCGGGCGCAACGGCGTTATTTAAAGTCTCAACTGGGACTTTCGATATTTTCACCGTTCGCGGCGATTCCGTGGTCGTTAACGTGCCTTTGATCTCCATGGCTGGCGTGGCTTATCCAACCTCTACCGTGGGTGGTAGTGGTGGAGGCGGCGGCGGCAACAATGGATTCGACCTGTTCATCGCCACTCTCCCCACTAACGCGGTTCGCGTGGGGAGCATGACCTCGGTCGGCACAATCACCTCCACCGCTGGATTCGTCGGCGGCGGCTCGACATTTACCGCGATCACAGTGGGCGATGGCGCGGGATCTAGTTTCCTACAGGGCGTTGGCGGCCCTTTAAACATCCTCGGAGATATGGCGTTTGCTACGACCTGGTACACGAGCGTATCGTTACCAACTTTTTGTGGAACTTCCACGATGACAGTCGTTAATACTTCCACTCCAACCAATGGTTTGGCCTGGATGGACGGGGTAGCTACCGGATCTGCTCCATTTAGCGCGGCATTTTACATAAAAAAAATAGAGCGCAATTATTTTTCTGGAAGTACGCCCACCATTTCAAACTTTACGGATTATTCGTCTGGAACCGTTACGGGAAGCCGGGTTTATTTAGTTTCCTTTGCCACGGCGTCGGACGCTACTACCGCTAAAGACCTTGTTTATACCAGTACCGTGGTTTATGTTGTAAGCGGGAACGTGGGTGTACATGGTGGAGCCGTGACAACTAAGACTAGGTTACCATTGCCTGGTGTTACGAATTTGCTGGGTTTGGGTGAATGTGTTTTGTGGATTAGAATTGGGCGTGCTGGAAATACACAAACCGACACGGCAAACAGCAATTCTGCTCCTGTTAGTGTTGGGTTAGAGATTAAGGTTCAACAATGAATCGTTTAATCGCGCTTGCCTTTGCATTTACGACGGGTGACGATTTCGAGTATCCGTTGATTCTCTCGCAATCCTACGCCATCCGCATTGATTCGTTCACTGAAGGAACTGACACCAACATTGCCTCACATACTCCCGACACGGGCGGAACGTGGGCTGGTTCTGGCTCTGCCGACCTAACCGTAAACGCAGCAGCGGATGAAATTATTAATGGGTCAGCGGGATTCAGAGAGATGATTGCAAATGATAACCCCACGACGGGTCGATACTTTAACGAGGTTGTCGGGAAAACTGGCGGGACAGCCGCTACGGACGGGTTTGGCGCTTACACCAGGTGGACCAATGATGGAACTGATGATCTCTATGCTTTCTATCTCGACGGTACTGGCAAATATGTCACATTTAAAAAAATAGCAGGAGTTCAAACGACAACTTCTAGTGGAACTCTATCTGGATTTGCCGCAGCTACTTACTACACCGTTAGATTTACAGCCGACGGCGCGAATGTTTCCTGCTCGATTGATGGAGTGGTTAAAACCACGCTCACCGACGGTAATTCTGTAACTGGAAACGGTAACGTTGGATTCGCAATGGAAGGCACGAGCGCACGGATCACGATGTTGCAAGCCTGGTCGCTTCCATGATGCAGTCAAAAATAAGGTTCGTCTTATTTCTGCTTGCTGGCCTAACGTGTAGTAAAGCGTGGAGTGCGCCGACCATTAGCACTCTCTCCGGAACATTTTCCGGGAACGCGGATGATGCCTCGGCTAACGTGATTACTGTGAGTGGTACGGGGTACGGAACCAAAAGTCCCGCAAAGCCGCACGTGTGGGCCTCTTTCAACGGCTCAACTGTTCCCACGACCTTAGGAACCCTGGCCGGAGGATGGAACGTAGAATCACAGAATGGGGAGACGAGCTCCGTTTCTCCATTAAGTGGATCGGGGAAACTCCTATCATCTTCGGGCTGGAACACAACCACTTTTAATATTGCGATAAAGTTGCCAACGAGTGGGTACGGGGCAAAAGTTTATGCACGAACTGGCAGGCAAACCAGTTTCATCACGGACGTTTCCAACGATAAATTTTTACGGTGGTGGTCGGGAGCAGCAGGGGCGCAGCCGGACATAATCTGGAGCAACGAATCGACAGCTCGGGACTTGACGGTGACGGTAGAGCAGAGTGCGGCCACGTTTACGAGCTACCCTGGCGGATGCACCGACGGATACGCGGACGGGGACCGAAGTTTTTGTTTAAACTCAAAACACTACGGACCGTTCCCGCCCGCCCAGGACACGAACTGGCACGTCGATCAGTGGCTATTCCAAATTAACAGCGCGCACAACACTGCCGATGGCAAATTTGCCGTTTGGTACGACTCAACCACGGCGACGGTCACAAATAAAAAGACGGACGCAACCGGCGCATCAGGGAATTACTCCAACGGAGAGTTTTTTATTCAACAAGACCCGTCGAACACCCCCCTTCCTCCATCGACTGGCACCGTCTCAATGGACGATATTTATATCGACGTTTCGTGGAAGCGCGTTTATATAGCCAACTCGTCGAATATTTCGACGGCCTCCGTGACGGAGATGGGTATTCCTAAAACCTGGGGAGATACGTTGATTGATTTTTATTTTCATCAAGGTCGGCTTGTTAACGGGACAACCAATTGGGTTTTCGTGTGCGACGGGACTACTCTTGATCTTACGGATTGCTCCTCTGGAAAACAGTTTTTTGTCGGTGAGCAGGTAGCAGCCGGACAGACCAACCTTAATGCAAAATTCGTAACCCAGGTGGGAGTCAGTTCGTTCTCGATCACGTGGTCGAGCGTTTCGGCCAACACCTACATGACCGCCTTTTCCACTTCGAGCAATTTCATTCCGACCATCGCCAGTGGAACCATGCTTACTGTGACATCGAGTTACGCGAACTTGGCACAGCACACAACTTATTATTTCAAAGTCGGAATTTCAACTGAGGGTTCGTACACTTCGAGCATTACTACGTTCACCGTCAACACGGTCATCCCTACAACAGTTGGAAGTCCCACGCAAACGAGCCTGGTTGCAACCTGGGGTCCAGCGTTTACGATCACCAGGACATGGAGCCAAAACGTGGACCTTTCGAGTAACATTTCCACGGGAACAGCGACTTCGCCCGATACGCAGGGAAGTCTCACATGTAACACGGCGTACTATTTCGGAGTGAAAGTTTCGTCCGAAACCTCTTACGGTGGTAATATTTATTCGGGAACGACCAGCGCGTGTATTGCGGCAGCGGTGTTGTATGGTAGTCCACGATTTAGCGGTCCGATCATTTTTAAAAATATTAAAGTGGGGCAATAAGTGGTCGAAGATCGCCGGAGTAGTGGAGAACTAAAAAGACTGCTATGGGCTCTACTTGCCCTTTTGCAGACCATCATTTTAGGCTGGTGCTGGAACATCAGCACAACTGTAAAAATTAATACGGAGCGTGTGATTAGGTTAGAAGAACAGTTTCGGGCGATCATGTCTACTCAACAGGATATGTTGTCCTTGATACGTAGACAATCATCGAAGAAGCGGCCAGTGGATGACGACTAGGCTTTGGACCAGAAGGATCAATGAATGAAATGCAAGCATGGACATGAAATGTTCGTGGTACTGGATGAAGTCATGGGGAAGATGTGGGTGAACCGCTTCGATAAATGTTGGTGGGATGAATATTTTGGAGGACCAAATGCAACACGAACTACTGACGACGGATCAAAAGGAAGCGATCAGAAGTGGTCTTGTTGAATCAGCGCGGAAACTCCTAAATACCCCTTACGAATTTGGTGCGGAATGGACGAATTACGCCGTTCCTCCAAAGTCAATTGATTGTAGTGAACTCGTCGAAGGCATTTATACCATTCAAAAGCTGAAAATGCCAGATGGATCACAGATGCAGTTTGATTTCACCATTACCACTCCATCGCCACTGCCTGGTGATTTGGCTTTTTTCGGTCGCGGTGGACGTCCTGGCCAAATATACCATGTCGGCATGGTTTTTAATGATTCCCAAATTATAGAAGCGCGCGCCTTTGACCAGACATCAATCACCCGAGGATTCGAAACAGGGAAAGTCATTCTCCGTTCAATATTGGCATGGACGCAGTATCGGAATTTTGTAAGTTTTTCACGCCATCCAAAGCTATTATGAGGTCTTTTTGATAATGCTCGACGGTTGCGCGAGCATTCAGCGTAAGCAGATTGAGAAGGATGCTCTAATTGTGGATCGACACTTACGAGACTTTAAAAATCAGATGCGCAACGCCTACGATCACAATAATGTGGAAATCCTGCGCTGGCAAGTCAGCGAGGCGTTGAAAGACCAATGATGAGTGATCCTGTAGTGTTTTGGCGGTTTGTGTTGATCGCTTTAACGTTTCTACTCTTTATGGCTATTTGGTGGATCAATAATAACCACGATAAGTGGGATAAATAATGAGCTGCCATAAAAAAGACCATTGGGATATTCACGAATGGGTGCTGATGAACAACTATGTTACCGCTCAAATTGAGTTTATTCTCGGCACGAAACGCTCCCAAGCCGTAAAAGATTCAACGAAGTATAACCCGATTATTGCGCTGATACACGAATTGACGCTGGAAGTTCTGAAATTGCGAGGTCAACTAAAATTAAAATCCCGAAAATCTTCATAGGGTGGAGCGGTCGCTTCACTTACACAGGATACGACGTAAAAGGAGGCGAGACAATGAGCATTTTGGAAAAGATTAAATTGTTGTTTAAGGTGAGGGAACCAGCGACGGAATTGATCAGCGGGATCAAAGGCTTCAAGGCTGGCTACCGAACGCCGAGCTTTTGGGTGACGGTGATAGGATCGCTCCTATCTATGGTGGCCGCATTTAGTGGAATCATCCCTGAACAGGTGAGCCTTTTAATTACGGTCATCCTGACGGGCTTGTACAACATCACCCGTGGGATGGCGAAACTAGATCAGAACGCGATTAGGCCGACATTGAAATCAACTGAGTTTTGGGTTGGAGTGTTGGGGATCGTTTCAACTTCGCTTACGTCCTTGCATGATGGTGGGATTAACCCAGCGTGGATGGTGACGGCTCAAAGCGCAATTGCGGCCGCTATGGCCGCCTCTCAAAACCTGGGAGTTCAGGCGCCGCCGAAAGATACTAAAAAGCTACCTTCTTAAGGAGAATCAAATGGCACTCGTCCAACTTATTCTAGGAATTGCTCTGATCGGGTTTCTACTTTGGCTAATCTTAACCTATATCCCAATGCCAACACCGATTAAAAATGTGATTCTAGTGGTGGCAGTTGTGGCTATCGTCCTCTGGCTGATTCAAGGGTTTTCTGGGAACAGCTTCAGCCTAAAACTACTATAATTCTTGAGAGCCTCGGCTCCCCTGGGCCGGGGGTTTTTATTTGGGGAAGCGTGAAGCATTGGGGGCGGTTCCTGGGCTCGCGCAACTTCTTCACGGACTTGACCGGACTGCGCACAAAATAGCCCCACTCCACGGCCCGGTTCATCATAGCCTTAAAGAGCCCCAGATCCCGGTTGATCGTGGCTTCTTTCTTCCCCTGATCCTTTCTGAGCGCCTTATAGCGTTCGAGAGAGTCGGGGTTGATGTCCATGAGGGTGTTGGGTTGAATCAGGCGGTCGATGATGCCGATGGTGAAAACGTCCTTGCGGTAGGTTTGCGCCGTTTCTAGCATTGCGTCAGTCCCCCCTGCCGGTTGAATCCCGCCGATGTCCTTGCCGTGGTGTAAGGTGGCCTTAAATATTTCGATAAATTCTGAATTTAATGAACGATTATTTTTAACAGCTAAAGCCTTCAATTTATTTGCAAGTTCATCGGGCAATCTGATTACCGTCGAGAAATCGAGAGATTCCCGCTTAGTTTGTTTAGCCATAAATAGTTCTATTTTAGTATTGACATGAAGTCAAAGTATTACTATACTTTCCTTGTTGGATCGTTCTAGCGTTTCTTAAGTTCATTGATTTCAGCTTGGAGCGATCTTCTTGAAAAATAATCGAGAGACATTTCTTAAGAACGCGACGCTCCGAAGCCGTAAATTGCTCAAGCTCGTCAGAAGTTAAGAAACCAATTTTTTTAGCCATAGATTAGTAACCCAGCGCAACGAGCGCGGGAATCCTAAAACGAAGTACCGAGGTTCTTGAAACGTGAGCACAACCAATTCCACCGCAAGAGAGCTTTTTTTTACGCCCAAATCAGATTTAATCGAAATGGGTGCAGTTTGCTCAAGTGGAATTGGGGCTGCACTCAAATCTAAAAAGCCGGGACATGGAAATACCGCTCTCAAGGTGGGAATTCCTATTCCGGCTTTGATTTTACTATCCCCTTCTTTCAATATCAATCCTTTTAATCTGATTTCTTTTCGCAGGAAAGCGTCAAAGATGGCCCGAAGTGAAGGTCTTCACTGTAGCACAAGCGTAAAACTGAAACTTGAACGAATTGTAAATTCCTTGTAACGAAATGGGAGATATCGAAATGAGCCAACGCAAAGAAGTCCAAATCCCCTACGAACCGCGCATGACATCGGCACAGGTGGCCGTTTACCTTAGCATGAGCCCCGGCAGGGTCAGGGATAAGGCGAATAAGGGCGAGCTCCCGACCGCAGGTAAAGTGGGGAATCATTGGCGGTTTGTTAAGAGTAGTTTGGATAATCGTATGAGAAAGGACGGAGCGAGATCGTGACCTGCATCACCCGTAAACTAAAATCTTACCCCTTCTTTGCTCCCGCTATCGTGGTGAGATTGGATGATTTTTACCTTGATCCGAAGCTTGAACCGTTCATCACGCGGGGCGATTGGGCTGTGGCGGTCCTGCAGTGACCTGTCTTCAATACCCGCCGGGGTACTTTACGAGAGAGTCAAGAAACAAGTTTCAGCCGTATTTCTTAGGGAAGACGCAGTTCCGTTGCTACAAGAGATTCGGACATAATGGCGAATGTAAGAACAAGCGCAAAGAGTACTGGGGAGGCCAAAAATGAAGACGGGGCAGATCAAAACCTGGGGAGTCGGGACAGTCCTTTTAGTGATGGCTCTACATATCATCAAGGATTTACCCGCTGGCGTGGTTCATATTGAGCAAAGAACCAAGAAATCTAGGCCAAGTATTATGACTGCGATATTTCAGAAATGATTAATAAAACCATATCCGATGACGGTACCTCTAAAATGTTGGAAGCTCTAAATGAGTGGGTTAAATATTCCAAATCAAATTATTCTGGTGATGGAATGAATGCTCTAGATCTAACTTTAGCAGCCATCCGTCTCGTCCGAGGTAAATGATGATCCTGAAAATCGGTCTCTGCATCCTGGGTTTCGGAGTTGGACTTTTCTTGCAGAAAGCGTGGAAGTGCCGGAATCGCTGGGAATGGCCCAGATTTTCCGGTTGGGCTCAAATCTGGAAAAGGGGCAAACATTTATGATTTCAATTCTCGACTTGAGTTACCGCGAATGGTTGCTGCAAAACAAGTTCGTCGATAACGAGTTTAACTTCAAAACCTTTCGGGCTGATCTTAAGAATGCCTTGGAGGATGAAGCCGCTAAACGAGGTATGAGCGCGTATGTGAAACAGAGGGGGCCGTATACAGAAGATGAAAAGGCTGATGCGTTTTACCGAGAACATTGTTAGAGAGGGAGGGGAACAAAAATGAATGAACAGGATCAAATTAAGTTCGTGGAAGACCTGGAAAACAGGGTTTGGAGAATCAGGACAGAAGTTGAGGAGTTTATGCCAGATGGCCCAAGCAAAGCAAGAATCATTTCCAAGCTTTGCGACTTAGAAACGGAGTGCTGGAAGCAAGAGAAATTCATCAAGCAAGAGCAAGACGCTATGGTGGACGCTCAATACAACAGAATCCAAGAGGGGGTAGCTTAAATGCCAATACTTGCAAAAGAGGGAAGCCAAAAAGAGTATTTCAAGGTTCCAGCGGGTACGTCACAGGGAGCCTGTTATGACGTCTGGGATTTAGGTTGGCAAAGGTCTGTCTATCAAGGCGAAGAAAAGGTGCAGCATAAAATCGTCATAGCCTTCGAAATTGATGAAGCAATTCCGTCCGGTGAGTATGCGGGGAAGCGCATGACTATCAACGCCTGGTATACGCTCTCGCTTCATAAGAAATCGACGCTCCGGGCTGTCCTTGAAAGCTGGAGAGGCCGTCCGTTCACGGAAGAAGAGTTGAAGGGCTTTGACCTAGAAAAGTTGATCGGAGTAAACGCCATGTTGGGAATCATCCATAAGGGTGAAGGAGACGCGGCCAAAGTTCGTATCTCAAGCATTTCCAAACTGATTAAGAACGCGCAGCCGATGGTTCCTGAAAACAAACGGAGTTTTCCCGATTGGGTGAAGGAGTTTCAATTTAAGTCGGTAGATGATCCGTCGAATACCGAGACTTTAGGAGATGCTATATCTCCCGATGAAGAGCCGCTCGCGTTCTGATGAAACTTGAACTCAAAAAAATAGACCTTCGGTTTGAAGCCGAGGAACATGTCCATATCCTCAAAGGCGAGATGGTTCCAGGCTGCACTACGGTGTCGGGCATGATGCCGAAAGAATGGCTTGCGCCTTGGGCGGCAAAGGAGACGGTTGAATACATTCTCAAGAATTTGGATGAGAAGTTTAAGGCGAAGATCCTGACAAATCAATTAACCAGTGAAATAAAATCCGTGGTTATGGCGGGAAAGAATGCCTGGCGCATGAAGCGGGACAAAGCCGCGGATAACGGAACCCGCGCCCATGAACTGATCGAAACCTATATCAAGGAAAGTCAGGAACCTTTACTTGAACTTGAAGTTCCAGAGGTTCAAAACGCGGTCAAACTGTTCTTTGGTTGGCTGGAAAAGCACAAGGTTGAATGGATCGCTTCGGAGCTTCAAGTAGGCTCGGAAACGCACAAATTCGCGGGCATTTTGGACTTTCTAGCCATAGTTGACGGTAAGTTTACCCTCGGAGATTTCAAGACTTCTAGCGGGATTCATCCCGAATACTACGTCCAAACCGCTGGCCTTCAAATTGCTTTAGAGGAAATGGAATGTCCACCAATTGAACAACGCCTGATCCTCCATATCCCAAAGACCGGGAACGACTTTGAAGCGCGGGTAGTTCCGACGCCGATAGCACATGACAAAGAGCTATTCCTATGCGCCTTGCAGTTCTACCGTTGCACGAAACGGCTTAAAGACACTTGTAAATAACAATGGCGCTTATGTACTTCACAAACCACTCCGACGAGAAGCGGGTTTAACGGCATGAAGTTTATTTTTTCTTCTTTTTGGATTTAGACTTTTTGGGAGGAGTGAATGGGACTAATAGGGCGGCTTTTAAGGCCTCATCAGGGGAGAGTGGCGATAAAGAAATATTTTTCTCTTTCTTATTTCTCTTCATCAGATAAGTAAATATTTTTGATAAATTCTAACACGCTCAATAGCTTCTTCTTGTCTTGCTCATCCATATTAATGGGAATAAGGAAGGCGGCTGTTCCAGTTGATAGGGGTAATGATTGAGTAAAAAAACTTGTTGGATTCATATTAGAAATTCCTCCTTTTGTAGTAGAATGAATTTGAGGAGTTAATGCGGCCTTTTTTAAGAGTTCCTTATATGAAATTGTATCCTTATCCTCCAAGGCAATATCTACGCCAAGACTGGTTAATTTTAAATGCCTACCATCTTCACCAGCTTTTTCCATCAGGCCAAAGCTTTTTAATGCAGCCAAGTGGAGAAAAACCCTGCTACTACCACGTTTATATCCCCAATGATCTGCAATAGCGTCAACATGGGAAGCTTGCCGTTTATCATTGGCATAGATTGCCTCAATTTTAGCTACAGCCTCCATCAGGTCAATAGCGGGATAGTTGGGGCTTCGTATCCTTTTCTTTCCAGGGGTTTTAGAATCTTGTCCGCTGCCATTTTCCTTTTTCATATAACGCTCCCTCTTGATTTAGGCTTATTTTTCAACTATAATACTAACAAATTTGTGCCGGGTACGGGATTCGAACCCGTATGCTACCTTTTGTCACAAGGACTAGAAGCGGCAAGTTCCAAGCTTGCTGTGTATGCCTGTTCCACCAACCCGGCTAGAAGCCGTCTCGCCTCAAGTGTTTTTTCGCCCCGCGAAGAACGAAAACACTTGAGGCTGCACTTTTCAGTCTTAACGCGCTTTATCCGGCGACGGCTTATTTCAGTCCCGTATAAAGCTTTCGAGTCTTCTCTTCATTGTAGGGCCTTCCTTTTTATCCACTATTTTTTACCTCATCCATTCTTTTAATATGGTACAATTTAACCATGAGTTTGAGACGGTAAATCCTCGGAGGATTTCATGGATATAATTGAAATTGGGCAATTAAGTGAAGAACAGGCTAGGAAACATATTGAAAAAATTCGTTGGCCGAATGGCCCTGTCTGTATCCATTGCGGGGATACGGAAAACGTCGTTCGCATTGATGGCAAATCCGCGCGCCCCGGCCTCCTCCGTTGTAAATCTTGCCGCAAACAATTTACCGTCACCGTGGGAACAATTTTTGAAGATTCCCACATTCCTCTTTCAAAGTGGCTCATGGGCTTTCACCTTCTTTGCTCCTCGAAGAAGGGTTTTTCCGCTTTACAGTTACAACGTAACTTAGGCCTTAAATCCTACAAGTCGGCTTTTCATATGGCGCACCGTATACGCTACGCAATGAAGATGGAGCCAATGCGTTCCTTGCTAAATGGCCCCGTTGAAGTGGATGAAACCTACGTTGGTGCAAGGCGCAAGCGCGGAAGCAAGCGTGGGCGCGGTGGTGAACATAAGGTTCCCGTGGTGGCTTTGGTTGAACGGAATGGAAAGGTTCGGACTCGGGTCGTCGAGCGAGTGAATGCGAAAACTTTAAAGCAGGTTATCCGCGATAACGTCCATAAGGATTCTACGATCTACACGGATGAGTGGAAGTCTTATAAAGGAATAGGGAAAGAATTTATCGGCGGCCATAAAACCGTAAATCATGGAAGCGGTCAATATGTGAATGGCGACGCTTATACAAATACAGCGGAGTGTTTTTTCTCTTTGTTAAAGCGTGGAATTATGGGCCAGTTTCACCATGTCAGCAAAAAGCACCTTCAACGCTATTGCGACGAATTTTCTTTCAGGTGGAATTTCAAGGACTTGGAAGATGATGCGCGAATGATGATGGCAATTCGTGGTGCAGAAGGAAAACGATTGATGTACAAAGTTCCAGTCAATGCGCTTGCTTTGTCAAAGGCATAAGCGCCTAGAATAAATGTATCCGGAATAAGCAGACAGTATCGATATTGACCATGCTTGGAGGGAATATTTAATGAAACTTGAACAATTATCAAGACCAAGTCCAACAAAAAATGGCGAGTCCAACAAACTTGCCTTTGTAGATCGAGCAGCTCATGATTGGTACCGTTTTGTTCTTTCTTTTCCACCCCACTTAGTGCGTAATTATCTTGCAAAATGGGAAATTAATTCCAAGCAAACAGTCTTAGACCCATTCTGTGGTACTGGTACCACTATAGTCGAATGCAAGAAGCTTGGCATCAAAAGCATCGGGATCGAAGCAAACCCAATAGCACATTTTGCTTCATCGGTAAAAACTGAATGGGGTGCTGAATCAGAGGAACTTCTAAGTCATGCTGAAAGAATTGCCCGAGCTGCTCATAGTGAACTCAATGCTCAGGGCATTCCAGATCACGAACCCCTACAACTTTTTTCTATTTCGCAAAAGATGAATGATTATAAGCTATCTATTCTGAGAACAATTGATGAAGATCAAATGAAAATTCTTTTGGCAAATTCTATTAGTCCGGTACCATTGCACAAAACCCTAATCATACTTGATCACATTCGCAATAATAATGGAAATAAACAATTCGAACGATATGAACTTTTGGCGCTCGCCAAAGCTTTGGTTTATTCTATCAGTAATTTGCATTTTGGGCCTGAGGTTGGTATCGGTAAGATAAGGAACGATGCGCCTGTTGTATCACTATGGCTAACTGAAGTTAAGTCTATATGCGCGGATTTACAACAGCTTCATAAACTAAGGAATGTCTCTAGTAAGGTTCATAAAGCTGATGCTAGACAAATAGGTGATATACTACCTCCTCGATCTATCGATGCAATTATTACATCGCCACCATATCCAAATGAGAAAGATTACACTAGAACAACTCGATTAGAATCAGTCATCCTGGGGTTCTTAAAAAATAAAGAAGAGTTGCGTGCCATAAAGCGCACACTAGTCCGTTCCAATACGAGGAGTGTTTATAAAACAGATGACGATGATAAGTGGATATCTAAATTTCCTAAAATTCAAAAGATTGCGGAAACAATTGAGGCCCGCAGGATTGAATTGGGGAAAACATCAGGGTTTGAACGTTTATATCCAAGGCTAACGAAGTTATATTTTGGGGGAATGGCACGACATTTGTCAGATATGCGCACGATTCTTAAACCTGGGGCACGTCTAGCTTACGTCGTTGGGGATCAAGCCTCATATTTAAGAGTTATGATTCGAACTGGCCAGATACTTTCAGAAATAGCTACTTCGTTAGGTTATGAATTAGTTGCCATTGATCTTTTTCGAACTCGATTAGCAACTGCAACCAAAGAACAATTGCGAGAAGAAATAGTGGTTTTGAAATGGCCTGGCTAAGGCCAAAGAGGAAGTTTTGGTTTTAGGCGATAGCGTTTGAATCGTTTTGGAACTATTGATACAACCTTTTCATTAACCAATTTATATTCGAATTCTACAAGTGCTAAGGTGCCCATTTCCTCTAAACAAACTCCCAAAGGAATAACGGGAAAGCCCGGAATTTTATCCCAGTTCCCGATGATGGATGTGAAAAATAACTCGGGGCTGGGAGGGTGTGAGGGAATTTTTTTAGGTCTTAAAATTGTTGAGGATTTATTTAAAAATTATGAAGGAGGCGTGACAAAAAGATGGGAACATTTACTATGTGGTTTTGTGATACGTGCAATAAGCAAACAATTAATGAGACTGAGATTGATATTACGATCAGCAAGAGTCGCGATGGTAATGGTGAAGCATTAAGTATAAGTTTTCCCCCATATGGACATCGTATTTTTAATTTAAAGGCAGGAAGATTTTGTTCTACTAAATGCCTCTTTGATCATATGAATAAATTTATCGAAACGATTAAAGAAATAACAGAAATAACCACACAATGACCTCTACCAGCTACCACCTCACCCTGCTAGGACAAATGCAATCAGGTAAGAACCGCGTCCTTATCACCCGCACAGGACACCGTTACCCACCCAAAAGGTTCGCGATTTGGCGTGACGATATTATCCGACAAATGAAAGCGCAATGGATGGCCGAGCAGATCATAGAACCGTGCTTTATCGGAATCAATTACTTTCCCGGCGATCTTAGACGACGCGATGCGCCAGGAATCCAAGACGCGCTATTTCATTGTTTCGAGCGATCCAATATTGTCGCGGATGATGTGCTATTTGGCGAGGTGAATTTTAAGACCATGCCACTTGATCGGCAGAATCCTAGAGTGGATTTGGAGATAAGGATTTAACGCGATAGCGCATTCCCGCTCAACACAGGTCGCGCTATCGCTGGATTTGAAGGAACCGAGCCGATAAAGGCAGGGGAGAAATATTGTGAAGCCATACTATCAAGATAAGTCTTGCACGATTTACCTGGGTGATTGTCGAGAGATATTGCCGAACCTTGCGCCTGTGGATTTCATTTACGCAGACCCCCCCTATGGGGTCGGAAAAGCTGATTGGGATGGGGCATATTTTACTGGATGGGAACAAATCGCTGTGCAAAAATCGATAAAAGGTGTTGTTGCAAATACCGGAACGAAATCAATTTGCATTGCTATTAATGCATTTGGGGGAGATTATAAGGATTTTTTCTACGGTTGGAATAGAAATGGAATGACAAGAAGTTCTATTGGATTTATGAATGTAATAGTTGCCGTAGTGGCTGGAAAAGTAAAATTGGGGCAAAACTTTTGTCAGTTTTCCATCAAAGATTTAACGCTAAAAGATCACCCCTCTCCAAAACCAATTGAATATATGCGATGTGTTGTTAATAGATTTACCGACATAAACGACACCATGCTTGATCCTTTTATGGGAAGCGGTTCAAGTTTAGTAGCCGCCAAAGATCTTGGCCGGAAAGCTATTGGAATTGAGATTTCTGAAAAGTATTGCGAGATCGCAGTTAAACGGTTACAGCAAGAAGTATTTGATTTTAAGTAAGACCTATCTGACAAGCAGGAGGGACTCAAAAATGAAGTGTGAAGAATGCAGGAAACAGTGCCAGAAGTTGACCGAGGTTGAAGGAGGAAATGTCACGAACGGAACAGGCCTTTTTTGGATATGCGATGCATGTTTAGGGCTTCACCTAATCCCCAGAAATGATGGTTCATTTTGCCTGGAAACGGGCCGAGTGGCGGCCTAATATGGCGCGTAAAGCAGGCAAGTCCCCAGCGTTTCAATGGTATCCAAACGATGCCCAAAACGACGAAGCTGTTAGGCTAATGAACAATAGGGAATTTGGTATTTATGTAAAACTTTTGGGCCTAAATTGGGTAGAAGGTTCGATCCCAAATGACCCCAAAAAGCTGGCTAAACTGGTTCAAGAAGAACAGGCTGATTTTGACCAAATGTGGCCCCAAATATCGGTCAAATTTAGTGTCAAAAACAGGTGGAAAACTGATCGACTGACAAATAACCGACTTGAACTTGAAAAGCTGAAGCAGAGTGACTTCCGGAAAAAGCAGAGTTTGAACGCCAAAAAAGCGCACCATTCTACACATGGCTCCTCGTCGGTAAATCAAGCCAAGCCTCAGCCAAAAGCAGCCAAGCCTCAGCCAAAAAGCAGCCAAACCACTGCTCTTCTATCTTCTTCTTCATCTTCATCTTCTATTAATAAAGAAACAGCATTTCAAAAAGTTGAAAAAACGGCGGGGGAAACGGACCGACCGCGAACGCTTGAAGAGGTCGTAGAGAAATGTAGCCCTAGAGGCCTCTTCCGTGGTCCTGAATTTATGTTGCGCGGCCCCTTCCACCCCGGCGCGAAGATGAAGCTATGAACGCGGAAGTTTTGCGGATCCCGCCGCATTCGGCGGTTTCGGAACAGGCTGTGATTGGGTGTTGCCTAATCTCGGTAGATTGTCTGAGCCATGCGATTGAGAAGATTAAGGCCTCGGATTTTTATGACCGGAGGCATCAGGACGTTTTCGAAACGATGGTTCAAATGTGGAACGAAAAAAAGGCCGTGGATTTGGCTACTTTCTCAGAAAAGTTGAGGATGTTGGACAAGCTCGATTTGATTGGTGGCATTGAATATCTCATGGAGTGTATGGAAATCGTTGTTACGGTCGATCATATTGGAGACTACGTTGAAACCGTGAAAGAAATGTCTTTGCTTCGCTCCGTGATTTCGGCCTGTATGTCCTCAATCGCTCAATGTTATTCCGGCGAACAAGACGGCAAAGACATTTTAGATTCGGTTGAAAATATCATCTTCAACACGTCACAGAATAACTTCACTCAAGACATGGGCTTGATTGGATCTTTCACAAATCAGGTGACGGAGTATTTGAAAGATACGAGCGTTGAAGCATCCGGCCTTTCAACGGGTTTCTTAATGGTTGACGCTCTAACAAGCGGAATGAATCCGGGGGATTTGATTATTTTGGGTGCGCGGCCGGGCGTTGGGAAAACCTCGTGCGCCATGAACATCATCGAGCATTTAGCGATAGATAATAAAGTGCCGATCATCTTCTACTCTCTCGAAATGACCCCGCTTCAGCTTTGCTTGCGCCTGTTAAGTAGCCGGACGGGGATCAGTCTTTACGCGCTCCGACAACGGAGAGTCTCGCCTTATATGCAAACGACAGTGATTGAAAAACTGGAAGAGATAGCGTCGGCGAATATAGTCTTAGATGACGGGTGTAAGGGTTTAACCATCCTCGGGATCAAGGCGAGTGCGCGACGGTGGGTGTCGAAGTTTAGAGCGCAGGGGCATAAGAACTGTTTGATCGTCATTGATTATATTCAGCTTCTTTCGCCGTCAAAGAAATTTGAAAACAGAAACCTCGAAGTCTCGGATATCACGCGCAACTTAAAGCAGATGGCCTTAGAAATGAAAGTGCCGATACTCGCGCTTTCACAACTCAACCGTAAATCTACAAGTTCGACAGTTTCGGATCCTCGCCCACAGTTGACGGACTTAAGAGATTCTGGTAGTTTGGAACAGGACGCGGACATGGTTTGGTTTCTCCATCGTCCCGGAATGTACAAGAAGATCGACAAGACCGGGCCTGAAAGCATAAAGCGAGACAGCGAGGAACGGGCGAAAACAGAATTCATTATCGAGAAACAGAGGAACGGAGTCCAGCAGGTGATTGTCGATATGGTCTTTGACGGGAAGCAGACGAAGTTTGAAGAAACGCCGATGGATTCTCAGCCACAAAAGATATGGCTCGAAGAACAAGATCAAGACTTTAAACTCAAAGCGGCGGGTCAATGACCATCGAAGCCAAACCCGAAGACCTGGTATGCGTGTTGCCGATTGTGGAGGCCATATAGATGCGAAAGAAGCCTAATCCATCAAATAAACCCCTAATCCGATCGAATGAAGGCCATGTGAAGGCGTGGCTTAAAGCGCGTGAATGTAAACAATGTGAACATGACAAATATTACCATTGGCGGCTAGGGGAGGAATATTATGCGTGTTCGGTGCTGGAATGCGACTGTAAGAAATTTAAAGGGGATGAGTAATGCCGAACTGGATACGCGAGAGTAATTTAATTGAAAATATTGACGATCCCCACGAGGATCAGGTCAGCGAGATGGCATGGAATATATGCACGATGTCCGACCCGAAGCGATGGAAATCGAAGTGAGGGGAGGAATAGTTTGAAAAGAATTATTTACGTGGGAGTGTTTGTCTTTTGTCTAGGATCATGTTATTCCGCAATGCGGTTTAACAATGTGCAGATTACCGGAAAAACTAGAGCGTCATCTAATCTGGCGGAGGATTATTTGTCGCTCACGATTAGACCTGGTCTGCATTTCGCCGCGACGAGTTATGTGCATCAGCAGCTAGCCGACGATGCTCCGCTCGACGCTAAATCGGCGATCTATGTTAGTTCCATCGTCGCGCAACGAGCCGCTTATACTGGCGTGGCGACGGTTAACATTTCCCAGTACACTCCGGCGATATTTATTGTGCCGCCGGATCAATCGACCTGCGTGGTGAGGGCGTGGGACCGCAATAATGGGACGCTCTATCCGCTCGCTCAGGCTAAATGGAATTCGGTTCCAATCCCTGATAATTTTGTAGCGGCGAGCGGAACGGATCAGGAAGCCGTGATCTATCAACCATCCACGGGGAAAATGTGGGAATTTTGGCTCTTACAAAATACGACCGCGACTGTCGTAAGCTCGACTGGCGGCGTGGTCAAGGAGTGGGGCGCACGATGGGGTGGCCGGATGGATGACATCGCGCGGAACCCTGGCTATTTTCAGACCGAAAATGGCGGCGATTGGTTTACGTCTTCCGGGACAAAGTTTGGTACGACCGCAACGAGTCTCGCGTTTCTCGCAGGGATCCTCACCATCGAGGAGCAACAGAGTGGAGTGATCAACCACGCGATAGGAGTTTCTCTGCCAGAGGTTTACATATCTACTGGGTGGAGATTTCCAGCGAACCGATCCGACGGAACTTTTTTACATCCTAATGCTATTCGAGAAGGCACAACGTTTCGGTTCCCCTACGATTTAGATTTGTCCACGTTTGGAATGAAACCGTATGGGCTGATGATTGCCAGGGCAATACAAAAGTACGGGATGGTAGTTTGGGACAAATCGGGAGCGGTGAATTTCCGCGCGGAAAATCCGGCGAACCAATATCCAGGAGGCAGCCCATATACAAAAATTGGTGGTATTTTAAATTGCCCAACGGGAGTGAGTACGGATGATTGCTTTAGTGACGATCACAGCTATGGCAACGGAGGCCAGCTTTTAAATTTTCCTTGGAACAAATTGCAGGCACTCGCAGGAACGGATAACCAATGAAAATCCGAGAAGACTTAAGCGGCCAACGCTTTGCAGGAACGGATAACCAATGAGATATTTTATTATCGCTCTCGCGCTGATGGAAATGGTGGTGGCAATGGCAATGCGTCAATTGCACGAAACGAATAAATAAAACAGAACACGGGCGGCGCTTTCGCCTAGCGAATGGATGAATGGTAACCAATCCAGCCGCCGCCCACAATTTGGAAGTTGTCGGAAAATAAAACCAACGGAGGAGTAATGAAAAAAATAAAGTACGTCATCGTACGAACTTACTCGGCAGGAGTTTTCGCCGGAGAACTGGAAACGCGGACAGGACAAGAGGTCGTGATGAGAAACGCACGGCGGTTGTGGTATTGGGCGGGCGCGGCTTCGCTTTCTCAGCTCGCGCAGGAAGGCACTTCGAAACCGACACAATGCAAATTCCCGGTGGCCGTAGATCGTGTTGAGCTTTTGCAGGCGATAGAAATTCTCGACGTAACAGAGGCTGCTAAAAAATCGATTGAGGCGGTGCTGGAATGGAGAACTTGAAAAATAGCGGGGAGGGGAGCGGGAACGGGTACGGGAACGCGTACGGGAACGGGAGCGGGAACGGGAGCGGGTACGGG